AACAAACTTAAACAAGTATCACTTAACGTTGATGAGTTAAAAAATTTCTTATCACACATTGTAGCTAACAACAGGCACTTACAGGAGTCAAACAAAACACCAGTTGCTATTGAAGTAGTAGGTGATTCAGGTATTGGTAAAACATCAGCCATTATTCAATTAGCACAAGAGTTAGATTTGAATTTTGTTAAGTTGAACTTAGCCCAAATTGAGGAACTAGGTGATCTAGTAGGTTTTCCAATTCGTCAATTTGAAGTATGTAGTAAAAAAGGAGAATCACCATGTGTTTGGATTGATGAACATGCGGTTGATGAGTATACTAAACGTGGATTTGATTTCACAGGTAATAACAGAATGAGTTACTGCCCACCTGAATGGATTAGTGGAAAATCAAAAGGTGGTGTCTTACTATTAGATGATTGGAATCGCGCTGATATGAGATTCATTCAAGCTGTAATGGAGCTAATTGATCGCCAACAATATATCAGTTGGAAGTTACCTCAAGATTGGCATATCATATTAACAAGTAATCCTGATGATGGTGAGTATTTAGTTAATAGTATTGATAACGCTCAAAAAACACGTTTTATATCCGCCAACTTAAAATTTGATATTGAATGTTGGGGTAGATGGGCTGAACAAAACCAAATTGATAGTAGATGTATTAACTTCTTATTAATGCACCCAGAACTAGTGACTAAGGAAATTAATTCAAGAAGTGTAGTTATGTTCTTTAATTCAATATCTTCATTACCATCGTTTGAGGCTAATTTGCCATTAATACAAATGATTGGAGAAGGTAGTGTTGGTTTAGAGTTTAGTACATTATTCACTATGTTCATTAATAATAAATTAGATAAGATTATCTCACCTAAAGATATATTGTTTCATAACAGTGAAGAATATGTTTTGAACACATTAAAAGGTGTAATTGGTAAAGGTAAAGATTATCGTGCAGATATCGCCTCAACGATTGCAACTCGTGTTATTAACTATTCATTGTTTGTTGCTGAGGAAAATAAAGTAGAAAAAACAACAATTGATCGTTTGGGTAAATTAATTACTGAAGACATATTCTCAAATGATATTAAATATAATGTTGTAAAACAAATATATAATGGTAATCCAAATAAGTTTAAGTTGATGACATTAAATAAAGATTTGATTAAGTTTGTTATTAAATAAAAAAAAAGGGGGTTGGTTAACCTCAACCCCCATCTTATCTTTATTAAAATAAGAGTTATGATAAATAAATACAGTAATAATATTTTATCAATTGAATATAATAAGGGCGGTGGTCATAATGGTTATCTTCTTAAATTGCAAGAAAACAATAGATATAATTTTATAGAATACTATTATAAAAAAGAAGAATTGATTAGTACATTTCCATTAAGTGAAATGTTAAATCATAAATCAAACACATTACTAGACACTGATAAAGTGTATTTTACTAAGTCAAGTTCAATACCTAGATATAAATTAAAAGAATTTTTAGAACTAACTAAAATAGCATTTAACCGCACTAATCGAATTGACCAAGCTACAACATATGTAGCCAGTATAAATGCATTTAAAGAATTAGTGTATAATAAAGCAGATAGATATAATAGATATTATGTTATACCTGCAGATGATATTATACCATATGCTGTTAGAGGATATAAAACAGAAGTAAATAAAAGAAACTTAACTGAAGTACTACTTAGAGAATCAGACGTTTCTAATTTTCCTGGAATAAATGTTAGTAAATATCCAATCACAGAAATTTTAGCCCATAACAATGGATGGGGTGCTAATAAATTAAAAAATGTAGTTGATTCATTTGTTTACTTAGCTGGTAAGAAAGATAAAATCAAAATCATATTTGATGAGACATTAATTGAAATGTGCAATTCAGGTGTAGTAATTGATGAAGAAATATATGAAAATATATTGTCAATGCTTAACTCCAATAGTGATGAGAATATTAGTTTAGCAATGGAAATTATTTCTAATAGTGATTTGGTTCAATCAAAACTATATCTTATATTACTGTTGAATGAATGTTATTTTGATTTGAAAAAAGTAAATAAAACAACTAACTTTCAAAGCTTATTAAATTATTTTTCATCATACATGAATATTATAAATCAACCATGGGAGTCATTTGTTGATAGTATGTTAAGAGAGCATTGTGAGAATGATGAAGAAAAAGCATTAATTAAAAAATATATTTTACGCCGTCTAAATGAACATTTAGGTGAGTATGGTAAACTAAAACTCAAAGACATTACTATATGAACAACCAACCAGTATATCCAAAAGATAATGGAAGTTTAGAACGTGCTAGACAATTATTCTACAATAAAGTAAAAAATTGGAGATGGGAAGATGATGAGACTAAAGTACAAGGTCGTGTTGTTAAATCTAAAAAAACAAAAACTAAAAAATGATAATACTTATAACAGCGTTATTGTTAATATTATGGATTATGTTTGAAATGTGGCGTGCTCCATTATATGATGAGAGAACTAACACACATGGTCCAACAAAAAAATTATCTGATCTATTTAAAAAGAAAAAATGAGAGTAATATTATTATATGTCGCTTACTTAGTGGCTGTGTTTATAATTGGATTTCAACAAAGTAAAATTAAACGACTGAATCAAGAAATGAAATCTATAACTAACGTAAAGGATTCACTATATGATGAATTATTTAACGCCCGTGTGATGAATGGTCGTTATGAATTAACTTTAGATCATTTACAAGAAGTAAATCCTAAAGCAGCATTAGAATTTGTAAATTATATGAACCACGAAACTGAATAATAATGAAAGAAAACATCAACTCAGGAGAAGATTACGCTAAACTGCTTATTAATACTATAGTGAATGCTGAAGTAGATCTTCCAACTGATAAGCGAATGGATGCTGGTCTAATAAAATATTGGTGCCATGAAATAAAAGAATACGCTGATATAACATGGAATGAATATATCATTGGTAAACGAGAAGATTATATATTCACTGATAATGAAATGATGAAATTATTTGAAAAAGCAGGCGTGCGATATGCTAGTGATGTATTAGATGGATTAGTAGATAAAGAAATGCTTGAAGTGAGTGTTTCACCTGAAGGAGAATTATTATATGGTTTAACAGAGAAAGGTAAAGATGCTATTAAATAAAAACAAATAACCTATGAAAACAGCAATGCAAGAATTAAAAGATATAATTGAAAATAAGATAATTCCATCAAGTAAAGAAAACGGAGATTTAAGCGAATATCAATATAGTCATAATATAGCTTACAACACTGTATTAACTATTATTGATTTCTTACTTGAAAAAGAAAAAGAGCAGATAATCAAAGCGCATATAGATGGCTTTGACCATATTGTTGTAGATTTTAAAAAACAAGAATACGCAGAACAATACTACAACCAAACATATGAAAAAAAGTAAATTTTATAAACCAACACCATTTAAAGAACAAGTAATTGACTTTTTCAAGAGTCTACTGTTTTGGAAAGGTAGAAAGAAAGGTTATATTCATACAAGAAATATTGATTGGAATGATATAAGAACAGTATTCTTTCCTAAGAACTTCTATGAAAAATATCATTATTTAGGTAGTGTACCATGGAGTGAAGAAGGTGATATGTTCAATGTAATAGAACCATTAGTTATCTTTATGGACCATAAAGCTAAACCATGGTGGTGCCCGAGGTGGGTGCTTAGATTCTTACACTTATTTGGAGATGATAATTCAATTGTGAGAGTAAGAAATAGAACACTTAGTAATCTTAAAAGAAAAATAACTAAGGGGTATACTATAATTGATTTCAAAACTAAGTGGCATTGGTATGATTTAAGAATATCAGTGTATGGTACTAAACAAATGCAAGATCTAGCTGATGCTATTGAACATAAGTTTTATGATGATGGGTGTAGAGAAGACTTAGCAAACCAAATTAAAGATTTAGACCCAAACACAAAATATCATAAAGGATATTTACCTAGTGACTTAAGAAAAGAATTAGATAGACTAGAAGGCAATGATTAAAGCATTTAAAAAACATACTACCCAACCCTGGCATAAAGTATATAAACGTAAACGAGTATATGAGCATAGAGGTAAGTATGGCAGATATATGAAAGTACCTAGATACTCATACCTAATAGTGAAATAATATGAGAAAGAAAAAACCAATACATAAATTTAATGGAGGTAGAGGGGCTACTTTATGCCATGAATGTAAAGTAATAATCTCAGTAGGAATGACTGATGATTTATACTGTGAAGAACATGGTGGTGAACCAAGATGGAGATATAAACTAGTTAGAGAACATGATGGACTAACTCATAAAGGTAATGTAGCATATTGGGTAGAGTGGGATGAAAATAGCAGAGGTAAAGATAAACATATTGATCCTGCTGTTGGATATAGTTTTATACTTGATCCTATTTTTGGTAACTACCAGTGGCTAACAACTCCTGTTACTGAAATAGTGGAGACTAAAGAAAACTACATTAAATTCAAAACCAAAAATAGCACATATGAGCTATTCACAAACCCAGCTAAAACAGATGAGAATAGTAACAATAAGTGATACTCATACATTCCATGATCATCTAACTAGTAATGCCAATTTTCCTAATAAATTACCAGATGGTGATTTACTTATCCATGCTGGTGATTTTTCAAGTACAGGTAAAAAAGGTGAAGTAGAAGATTTTACTGGGTGGTTAACTAAAATATCACATAAATACACATACGGTATAGTATTTATTGCCGGTAATCATGATCGTTCATTCGATCCAAAGTTTAATTATGAAAACAATCAAAAAACTAAGCCAACGTGGTTGGTGGATATTATACGCGATATTGAATCTGGCGGTCGTATATGTTATTTGGAAAACAGCTCGACAATCATAAATGGAGTAAAAATATGGGGCTCACCTATTACACCTTGGTTTCATGGAGATAGATGGGCATTTAATAGGTACAGAGGAGAAGAAATACGTAAAGTATGGAGTAATATTCCAAATGACACTAATATAGTTGTTACACATGGTCCTGTAGCTTACAAATGTGACTTCACTCAATATGATAAATTATATGTTGGTTGTGAAGAATTAAGAACTAAATGCAAAGAAGTAAAACCATTACTTCACATCTCAGGCCACATCCATGAAGGATATGGATATGAATATGATGAGGATACTACATACATTAATACAAGTATATGTAATTTAAATTATAATCCCATAAATAAACCTTGGGTATTAGATTTGGATATCCAAAATAAAGAAGTTAATTTTATATAAAATAAATGTTATGAAGAAAAAATTAATTGACCTATTAATACTACTAGTATTAAGTTCATTCTTAGTTTTTATTCTGTTTCAAGGATTTAGAATGTTATATTATCTTTGGTTTAAATGAGTTTAACAGGCAAGAATAGTAAAAAAGAAAAAGAATTTATTGTCCTGAGCGACTATGGTTATTTCAAGGGCTTAGCTAACGGAGGTCAATTACAATGGACTTTTGATCAAAACGAGGCTAAGCCCTTAAATCATATAAATAAATTCAATACAATAAAATATTTGGCTCCACATGGAGTAGAAGTTATCTTTGAATATATATGAGTAAAAATTTATTGTGGGTAGAGAAATATAGGCCTGATGCTATAGAAGGGTATATTGGTAATGAAAGTTTTATAAATGATCTAAACCAATGGATACAAGAAAATAGCATACCAAACCTACTCCTACATGGAACACCAGGTACAGGTAAAACAACAGCTGCTAAAATAATAGTAAAAAATATAAACTGTGATCACCTATACTTAAATTGTAGTGATGAGAATGGAATAGATACTATTAGAGATAAAGTTAAACAATTCGCTTCATCTGCGTCATTTAAGCCACTTAAAGTGGTTATATTGGACGAAGCTGATTTCTTAACGATAAATGCGCAAGCCGCACTTAGAAATGTTATAGAGGCGTTTAGTACAACTACTAGGTTTATTTTTACTTGTAACTATGTAGAACGTATTATTGATCCACTCCAATCAAGATTATCATCATATGAATTGAAGATGCTTGATATGAAACAGATAGCTAAACATTTACAGAAAATACTTGATAAAGAATATATTAAGTATGAACTTAAAGACTTAGCTGTGATAGTAAAGAAAACATATCCTGATATTCGTAAAGGAATAAATGCTATTCAAAAGTACTCAAGTGGAGGTCAATTAAAAGTAGATGGTAAGTTAGTAGCATCAAGTAATACTATACAACAAATATTAGATGCTGATACATTTAATGAGGTTAGACAAATACTAGCAGATAATGAAATAACTGACTATACTCCGTTGTATAGAGCGTTATATGAACAATATAACACACCTGAAGCTACAATAACTATAGAAGAATACTCATACCACTCAGTGAATGTGCCTGATAAAGAAATTTGTTTTATGGCATGTATATCTAAATTATTAGCATAATGTTGAAGAAAATAAAAAATATTATAAATAAACTAAAAGCAAAAAAAGCAGCACCAATTGGTACCTTTACAACTACAACTACAATACCATCTGCTCGTTTAACAATATCAAATACAAGCAATCCAGGAATTGGAACAACAACTTCAACCTCAACAGTTAATCCATATAATTTTCAAGCTCAAACTATATCACCATCACCATTTAGTATATCATTTAGTAGTCAAGGTAAAACTAAAACAGTAACTTTGGAGAATAATGAAGATATATTTAAATTAGCGGATGTAGTAGCAATGCTAATGAAAATAAATAATATACCATTTAAAATAACAGAATCATGAATCAAGAAAAAGTAAAAGTAAATATTGACTTAAAGAAAACAGAGTCTATAATTTGTGAATTATGTTGCCATACAGTGTTTATAGAAGGTCTCATACTAAGAAAAGCAAGCAGATTCTTAACAGGAGATCCAGTAGACTCATTAATACCATTACCTGTATTCGCCTGCGCTAAATGTGGACATGTAAATGATGAATTCTTACCAACACCATTAAAAAATACAAATGGCGAGTAGTATCTTTGATATACTAAACCATGTGACATATACTAAAACTAAATGGGAAGACTTAACAGAAGAAGAACAAAATGCTGTTAACCCATACATGCTTCATCGCTTTGTATCTATGAAACATGACTATATAGATATAGTAAACATAATACAAAAATATCAAAATCTACCAGCTAAATCAGTGTATGAGTTTTATTGTAATGTACTACCAAAACAAAAAGTATATTTCAAATATGTTAAAGCATCAAGTAAACAAGATAGTGAAACAATAAAAGGATTAGCTGAGTATTTTGAATGTAGCGAAAGAGAAGCTAGAGAATATTTAACTATTTTGGATACACAACAAGTATCCGTTATATTAAACAAAATAAAAGGCCATGACAGTAAAGGAACTAATAGAACAACTAGAAAAGGTAGACCCCGAAGCAAGAGTGTTCGTTAAAGGATATGAAGGTGGTTTCAACAATGCCACTTGTGATTGTGTAATTAGACAATTTGTATTAGACTATCATGATGAGTGGTATTATGGTAAACATGAAGTACTAGATGAAGTATATGGAATTAAAGAAGCTTATAAAACAATAAAAGGAATAATATTATGATGACAGGAATAACATTACTAGTAATAGCTGTGTCTGGACTAGTGACAACAATACTAGTGAACAAAAGAATAGATAAATTACAAAATCATGTTGAAGATTTAATAGTAGATAATAAAAGACTTAGACAACAACTAGGTGAAGATTACACTGAGTCAACTAAAAATTTTCATGTACTAAATAACAAAATCAACCAGGTGACAGCTAATAACATGAATAAAATAAATGAACTTAAAACATATGCGGATAAAACATTTATTAAGAAAGCTGATAACAACCAAGTCACATACAATGGGTAATACTAAAGATACAATTACAAATGCTGTTATAGATGACTTAACATCAAGAGCAGATCGTGGATTTAAAAAATATAATACTACACTAGGTGAAAATAATCACCAAAATATGCTCCAACATGCATATGAAGAAGCACTTGATCTAGCTCAATACTTAAAAAAAGAAATAACAACATTAAACACAATACAAGACTTAGCTAAAAAACATCCAAATGATGCAGAGTTAGGTTCAATTATTAGAAGAAAATTTTCATAAAACGTCGCTTTATATATCTGTTTATATATTTATATACAAATATAATATATGGCGAAAAATGAAAAATTAACTAGTGTTAAAGTAAATGAAACACTATTCGAAGAATTTAAAGTATTGTGTGTACGTACAAAGTTCTCACTTCAAAAATTAGTTGATAGAAGTATGGATCTTTATTTAACAGATGAAGAATATAGAAAAAACATACATAATCATCTTAATTTAACATTCACAGGCAGTCAAGCTTAATTATTAATTAAAATTTGTTATGATAGAAGGTTATATCCCCAAAGACCAAAGGAAAAAAATCTTGTTACTGTGTGATGATATTAGAATGACATCTGGTATCTCAACAATGGCAAGAGAGATAGTTATAGGAACAGCACACCATTTCAATTGGATAAATTTAGGAGGTGCTATTAAACACCCAGAAATGGGTAAACGCTTTGATTTAAGTGATGATACTAATAAACAAAGAGGAATCACTGACTCAAGCGTTTTTCTTTATCCTGTAGATGGATACGGCTCACCTGATACTATAAGACAATTAATGGAACTTGAAAAACCAGACGCAATAATGTTTTTCACTGATCCACGTTATTGGATTTGGTTGTTTCAAATGGAGAGTGAGATAAGAAAAAAAGTACCAATGATTTATTTAAACATTTGGGATGATTATCCAGCCCCAATGTATAATGAACCTTATTATGAATCATGTGATGCGTTAATGGCTATCTCAAAACAAACACTTAACATAAACAAAATAGTGTTAGGTGAGAAAGCGAAAGGTAAAGTGTTAAAGTATATTCCACATGGTATAAATGAAGAACTATTCTTTCCAATCACACCTGACCATCCTGAAAATATTCGTTTACAAGAAGCTAAAAAGGCTATCTTTGGAGATAAAGAATATGATTTTGTAGTGTTCTATAACTCACGCAACATTAGAAGAAAAAGTACAAGTGACTTATTAACAGCATTTAGAGTATTCTTAGATAGTCTACCTAAAGAAAAAGCAGATAAGTGTGCTTTACTATTACATACTCAACCTGTTGATGAACATGGAACTGATTTACCTGTAGTAATTGATTTGTTATTTGGAGAAGAATATAACAATGTATACTTCTCAGCTAATAGAATAGCTACTCAAGACATGAATTTGTTATATAACATGATTGATGTGACCGCATTGATTAGTAGTAATGAAGGATGGGGATTATCATTAACTGAATCTATGATGGCTGGTAAGCCAATTATTGCTAACGTAACTGGTGGTATGCAAGACCAAATGCGTTTTGAAGATGAAAATGGTAAATGGATTGACTTTGATAAAGATTTTTGTTCTAATCACTTTGGTACATTTAAAAAACATGGAAAATGGGCTTACCCAGTATTCCCAAGTAATATGAGTTTAGTTGGTTCTGTACCTACACCTTATATTTTTGATGATAGATGTGATTTTAGAGATGTAGCTGAACAAATAAAAGCCATTTATACCGCTGGAGCAGAATATAGAAAATACATAGGTGAAGAAGCAAGAAAATGGGTCACATCAGATGAATCAATGATGACAGCTAGATGGATGGGTAAAAATGTTATTGAAACAATCAATGAAACATTAAATACTTGGACACCAAGAAAATCATTTGAGTTAATTAAAACAGAGCCACTTAAACCAAAATACATACGTCACAAACTAGTTTATTAATACAGTTATGAAGCAAACATTGTTTATCAGTTGCCCCATAGACACAATGAGTGGATATGGCGCTAGAAGTAGAGATATAGTCAAAGCATTAATCAAGCATGACAAATATGATATTAAAGTAATATCACAACGTTGGGGTTCAACTCCATTCGGAGCATTAGATAGAGACAATCCTGAAGACCAAAAAATACTTAGTCTAATATGGAACCAACCACAACTACCATTCCAACCAGATATTTGGATTCAAGTCACTGTACCAAATGAATTTCAAGCAGTAGGAAAATATAACATTGGAATTACAGCAGGTATTGAAACTACATTATGTGATGTGAGTTGGATTGAAGGATGTAATAGAATGAATTTAGTATTAGTGTCTTCAAATCATGCTAAACAAGTATTCCAAAATACATCATTTGAAAAGAAAGATAAAAATACTAACCAAACAGTTGAGATAGTTAAACTAACTAAACCTGTTGAAGTATTATTTGAGGGTGTAGATTTAACTAAGTACAATTATGTACCTGATGATTTGTTAGATGGTGAGTTAGTAGAAACATTAGATGAAATTGAAGAAGAATTTTGTTATCTATTTGTAGGCCATTGGTTACAAGGTGTGTTAGGTGAAGATAGAAAGAATGTAGGTTACTTGATTAAAGCATTTTTTGAAACATTTAAAAATAAAAAAGTACGTCCCGCACTTATACTTAAAACAAATAGTGCTACTTGTTCTATCATGGATAGAGAAGACATACTAAAGAAAATAGATGAAGTAAGAAAAACAGTTAAAGGTGATTTGCCTAATGTTTATTTACTACATGGTGAGTTAGAAGATAGAGATGTAAATCAACTATATAACCATCCAAAAGTAAAAGCAATGGTATCATTAACTAAAGGTGAAGGATTCGGAAGACCATTACTTGAATTTAGTTTAACTAAAAAACCAATCATCGCCAGTGCATGGAGTGGACATTTAGATTTCCTAAACCCAGAATGGAGTATATTAGTAGGGGGCGAGTTAAAACCAGTGCATCCATCAGCTGTAGTTCAAAATATGATTTTAGATCAATCACAATGGTTCTCTCCAAATGAAGCAGAGACAGGTGCTAAGCTAAAAGATGTATATGAAAACTATAAAAAATATATCGAACCAGCTAAACGCCAAGCGTTCAAATCTAGAACTGAATTTTCATTTGATAAAATGGTTGATGTATTAGATACTATATTAACATCAACTGTACCTAAACAAGCTGAGTTCAAACCATTAGCATTACCTAAACTTAAAAA